GGCTATAAAGATAGAATTGGAACGCCAAGACCAGATTCAGAGCAATTGAATAATACACCAATGACAGAAGCGATTGTTGCGACTGCCAAAATTATGAAAGATTTTAAAAGCCAAAACAATTTAGATATTTGTAGTCTGGTGGTTGTGCATGATGGTGATGCTGATGGCTTAAACCAATTTTGGAAAAACAATGAGGTGATGAATCACGAAACTGGTAAAAAAGAAACAAAACTTGGTATGGAATGGTATCATCCAGGCCAATGTGTTTACTATGTTCGTGACCGTGAAAATAAGTTTGAAATGAAACTTGCAAGTTCATATGATGACATTCCTAAAATCGTATTGAAATGGTTCAACAAAGTGACTGGTGCTCGTGTATTTGGTTTCTTTATTGTTTCTGGTCGTGGTGAAGCTAAGTATGTTCTTAATAACAGGTATTTGAACGAAAAAGGCCAAGACCATTGGCAAATTCGGTCAGAAATTGGTCCAGAAGCTGCCTTTGAACAAAGCAAAAAACTTCTCAAACAATTTAAAGAAGAAAAGTTTCTTGCAAGTAAATTACCTGGCTATGAAAACTTTTTCTTTATTCATGGTGGTGAAGAACTTACTACCGATGATGAAGTTGGTATTGAAGTAGATGGTAAGTTTACTGCTAAAAAACTGGCAACAGCCTTTGCCAAATACAACAAAAAGCGGGCAGTAAATCGTGTGTTAGTATCTCGGTTCATCCAAGGTATTGCCGCATAAGTTGTTGGGTATTTGTTATAATTATTTTTCTTTGATAGGAGTTTTACATTATGAGTCGTGCCGAAATGAAACAAAAGTTTTTTGATGCCTTGATTGCTACTGGTAAACAAACCGTCAGCAAAACGGAAATCAAAACGATTGCGACCAAACTTGGTCTTAAATCAACCCAATTTTTTACCAAAGACGAAAGCAATCGTGTTGGTCGTGGGCAATATCGTGTGCCTAATTCTAATATAGATATGCAGCCTTCACTACAAGCACAAGTGATTCCTATGGCTAAACAAGTTGAAAAATCAAACCATAAAATCAGTAATGTTACAACAGACCTTGATGTAACAAACCTTGTACCTACGGTATACAAAAACTATGTGCCGTTTGGTAACTTTGACGATGTGTATTCAATCGTTGCATCAATGCGGTTCTTTCCTGTGTTTATTTCAGGCCATTCTGGTAACGGCAAAACAATGTCTGTTGAGCAGGCTTGTGCCAAAGCCAAACGCAAATTCGTTTGTGTATCAATGACACCTGAAACCGATGAAAGTGATTTGCTTGGTAACTATGTGTTGATTGATGGTAATATGGAATGGCGTGATGGTCCTGTGACCACTGCCGCTCGTCAAGGTGCTGTTCTGTGTATTGATGAGATTGATTATGGTGCTCAGAATCTTTCCAGTTTGCAGCGTGTGCTTGAAGGCAAACCTTTCATGTTGAAAAAGAAAGGTGAGCTTGTTGTGCCTGCTCCTGGTTTTACCGTATTTGCTACTGCGAATACAAAAGGTAAAGGTTCAGATGACGGTCGTTATATGTTCACCAATGTTTTGAACGAAGCATTTCTTGAGCGTTTTCGCACCACAATGGAACAGGAATTTCCTCCTGTTAAAACAGAACGGAAGATTATTGAGAAAGAGCTTGCGTCAGTTGGCAAATCAGATGATGATTTCGCCGAGAAACTTGTTACTTGGGCTGATGTGATTCGTAAAACATTTGCTGATGGCGGTTGCGATGAAGTGATTTCTACTCGCCGTCTTGTGCATATTGTTGAAACATACGGCATCTTTGGTGATAAGATGAAGGCAATTACTTTGTGTTTGAATCGCTTTGATGATGACACTAAGGCATCTTTCATTGACCTGTATACCAAAGTTGATGCAGGCGCTTCTGCCGAACAGATTCTTGCACCTCAACCTGAACCTGTAGCAGAAGAAAAACAGGAAGATGTTTCAAACTCACCTTTCTAATATAAATTGTAGTTCGGCACTTGGGCCTGTGGCAACACAGGCCTTTTTTTGTAACATTTACCGCAAAATGGCTTGACTGGTGGATCATCCTGTGATACAATATTGTTATTGAGTGAACGGTCTCCGCTCAATAATTTTACCTGTGAGACCATTTTTATTGGAGTTATTCGTAATGAAGTCTGCTAAAGCTAAAGTCCTTGCCTATCTGTCTAAAGACAGCACTTACAACACCCTGACGCCTCGCAAGATGCAGTCTGTTTTTGGTGTTGCCAATCCTTCTGCTACTATCAATGAGCTGCGCAACGAAGGCCATGCAATTTACCTGAACACTCGTGTAAATTCTAACGGCGAAAAAGTTTCTTTCTATCGCCTTGGCCAGCCCACTAAGCGTATGGTTGCTGCTGGTATTGCTGCTCTGCGTGCTCAGGGAGAGCGTGCTTTTGCCTAAAATAGTTTAGGAAAAGACTGGAGGAAGTAATACATATAGGTGTTACTTCCTCTTTTTCGTTTATGGAGTTGTCATGGAAATCAAAGTTGAATTAGATAAATTAAGAAAAAACAAGTTATTTGTGGCAACACCAATGTATGGTGGTATGGCCCATGGTTTGTATGTCAAGTCTTGTCTTGATTTGCAAACAACCTTTTCAAAATATGGAGTAGAAACTAAGTTTTCTTTCCTGTTTAATGAATCTCTTATCACAAGAGCGAGAAACTATCTCGTAGATGAATTTCTACGGTCTGGTTTTACACATCTTCTTTTTATTGATTCGGATATTCACTATAATCCGCAAGATATTTTGGCACTAATGGCGCTTGATAAAGATGTTATCGGCGGGCCTTATCCTAAAAAATCAATTAATTGGAGTAATGTCGCACAAGCAGCAAGAACTCATCCTGATTTAGAACCAAAAGAACTTGAAAATCTTGTTGGTGAATATGTGTTCAATGTTGTAAAAGGAACAGCACAATTTCAAGTTACAGATCCACTTGAAGTTATGGAAATTGGAACTGGTCATATGATGGTCAAGCGTTCAGTATTTGAAAAAATGGAAAAAGCATTTCCAAATATTCGGTATAAACCAGACCACATTGGTCAAGCTAACTTTGACGGTTCTCGTTATATTCACGCCTATTTTGATACTGTAATTGACCACAAAGATTCAATCACAGGCGGTGGTTCAGAGCGTTATCTAAGTGAAGATTATATGTTCTGTCAAATGTGGCGTAAAATTGGTGGACAAATCTACTTGTGTCCGTGGATGAAAACACAACACATTGGTACCTATGCATTTACTGGTAATATGCCAGCTGTTGCACAATGGACTGGTAGACTGTAATGAAAGATGAAACAAAAGGCCGTAAATTTGATAATGGCAAATTACAATATGGCCTTTTGCCACCACAAGCACTAAAAGCAACTGTTGATGTTCTAACTTTTGGTGCTCAAAAATATGAGCCAAATAATTGGATTCATGTCCCTGATTCCAAGCGCCGATATTTTGATGCACTTAACCGTCATCTATGGGCTTGGAAAGAAGGCGAGCAATTAGATCCAGAATCTGGTAAACACCATTTGGCTCATGCTATGTGTTGCCTCATGTTTCTGTATGAACATGATACAATATATTCTGTGAATGATAAATCTTAATTATGGAGTATTGAATGAAACTATCAACTGAAACATTATCAGTATTGAAAAACTTTGGTGCTATTAACCAAGGTATTTTCTTTAAACAAGGCAAGACACTTAAAACTGTCTCGTCACACAAAAACATCCTCGCAGAAGTGAGTATCAAAGAAGATATTCCTGCTGACTTTGGTGTTTATGACCTCAACAACTTTCTTTCGGTTGTTTCTCTACACAAAGATGATCCTACCTTTGAGTTTGATGAGAAACATGTTGTGATTGTTGGTAACAAAGGTCGTAGTAAAATCAAGTATCGCTTTTGTGAACCAACAATGATTGTAACGCCGCCGGAGAAAGCGTTGACAATGCCTGATCCTGAAATCTCTTTTGAATTAAAATTGGAAGATTTTGATTGGATTATGAGAGCTGCTGGTGTTCTCGCTTCGCCACAAATTGCAATTGATTCAGATGGCAAATCAATTAATATCATTACACTTGACCTGCAAAATGATTCAGCACACACCGATTCACTTGAAATTGGTCAAGGAAATGGTAACAAATATCGTATGATTTTTAAGACAGAAAACATCAGTAAGATTCTGCCAGGAACATATGATGTTGCTATCTCATCAAAGGGCATTTCACATTTTAAAAACAAAAACATTCCTCTACAGTATTGGATTACAACTGAACAGGGAAGTAAGTTTGAAAAGGCTTAATCATGTCAATTTCTCTTGAGAATTACATTTCTGTTTTAGAATCAGAAATAGAAACGATTCGTAAAGACTACTATGATTCACAACCAGAGGGAACAGGCCACTTTAAGACCGCTGTTTCTGTTTTAGAATTTCGTATTGAGGAACTTAAAAATAAACTTATGAAAGAGGTGCATAATGGCACTTAAATACTTTACAAATGCATTTAAAGGTAATGCGAGCGATAGTATAGCCATCAATCCAAACCATGTAGTGTCAGTATTTGAAACTCTTTGGACAAATCCAGATACAAATGAATTGGGTCAGGTTACAAACATTTTTGGTGTAACTGGAACTTCATGGCAAGTTGAAGAAGATATTGTGACTGTTGTTGCTCGTTTGAATGAGCGTGACTAAATTATGATTTATGTGAAAGGTTCTTATGGAACATTTGTTATGGACAGAGAAGTATCGCCCTCAGACGATAGAAGATTGTATTCTGCCAGAACGCCTGAAAAAACCATTTCAGGAGTATGTCAATCAAAAGCAGATACCAAATCTCCTATTGACTGGTGGAGCGGGAGTAGGAAAGACAACGGTAGCAAAAGCGATGTGCAACGAAGTCGGCTGCGACTTCATGGTAATCAATGGTTCTGATGAAAGTGGTATTGATACTTTTAGAACTAAGATTAAAAATTATGCTTCTTCAATGTCGCTTACTGGCGGCCGCAAGGTCATCATCATTGATGAAGCAGATTATCTAAATCCAAATTCAACACAACCGGCTCTGCGTAATGCAATTGAAGAGTTTGCAAGTAATTGCTCATTCATTTTCACTTGTAATTATAAAAACAGAATCATAGAGCCGCTTCATTCTCGCTGTGCCGTAATTGAGTTTTCGCTCAAGAACGGTGAAAAAGCGAAGATGGCCTCTGCATTTTTCAAGCGTATTCAATCAATTTTGCAAAGTGAATCCGTCAAATCGGATGACAAGGTTCTCGCTGAGCTTATCAAAAAACATTTTCCAGATTTTCGCCGTGTGTTGAATGAACTTCAACGCTATGCACAATTTGGAAATATTGACACTGGTATTCTCGCACAAATTGGTGATGTTTCAATTTCTGAACTCGTTAAGTTTATTTCTTCAAAAGATTTCGGTGCTATTCGTAAATGGGTTGCATCAAATGAAATTGATAGTAACACATTGTTTCGCAAACTATATGATGCGATGTATGATGTGTTAAAACCACAATCTATTCCTCAAGCTGTTTTAATCTTTGCTGATTATCAGTATAAGGCTGCGTTTGTCGCAGACCAAGAAATCAATACTGTTGCTTGCTTGACAGAACTTATGGTCAATTGTGAGTTTGTATGAGCCCATTTGATTTTGTTAACCAAATTTTACAAGGTAAAAAACAACTCATTGTTGATGACCTAACAGAGAAAGAATACAACCCTTTTATTGTCAATCGCAGCCTATCTTATCATAAAGACTG